TTGATTTCTGTAAAACGTATGTGTGGGACTGGGACTCAGAAGTGTCTCAGGACGATGTACTCAGTAGCAAAACAATGCTTGATTACTGCCAGAAGGTCCTCGATACAGCGCAACAGGAGAAGCTCAAGTCAGCTGTTTCAGAGTCAATGTCAAATGTATCAAGTCGATCAGCCTGGCGTGTAGAAGGTGCTCTCCGAGAGTTCCCGACGTTCCCGCCGCTGAATCTCTGGTTCGATTATCCGACACATCGCGTCGATGATTCCGGATCACTTAAGGATGTTGAACCAGATGGAGAAGCACCGCCTTGGAAGAAGAACTTTCCAAAGAAAGACCCTGTCGACAAGCAAAAAGAGAGACTCGCAGCTCTTGAGACAGCAGTAAAAAGCGCGAATTTCGGAGAGCAAGTAACTGTTCTTGATCTTGCTGAATTCATGGGAGCCACAGAAAAAACAATCAGAAATAGAATAAAAGAGCACCCGAAGTATGAAATCGTTAACAACGAAGTCAGGGAAATAGTGGAAAATCCTCGATAATTACTTTTTCCCTCACGGAAACACAGTGAAAATTATCCGATAATTTCATTACATTACACCGTGTTTAAAATGATAGTCATTGTTTGTTTTTCCATTAATTTTAAACAATGCGAAATATGTTTAGGCCAGTGTAAGGAAACACTACCCCCTAAAGGGGGTATATATCACATTTTCCCTGACGGTCATGGGGGAAAGTAGTCGTGCTTAGCTTCCGCACGACGCCTCCTTCCCCTATCCGTGACTAAGAGTTTTTTCTCTCAAACCGCGAAAGCTATAGAATGTGAGGTATTAACATGGGAAACGAATACAGAGAACTTATTGCTGCCGAGCAGGGCGTTGACCTTTCTGATGAGTATTCGAGTGACCCTGCCGATTACCAATTTACTTTTGGAGACCTTGAAAAGCAGGGAATCGAATTTGAATACATTGATCCAAAAGCAGTTTGTGAATTCTTCATGGCAATGCAGGTGCCCACCAAAACTCACCAGGAGAAGTCAATCACTGTTAGAAACGGTAAGCCTGTTGTTTATGAGGATGCCGAGCTCAAGGCCGTGAGAGCGAAGCTGATGGCACATCTAGGGCAGAACACACCAAAGCAAAAGTACACAGGGGCACTGAGGCTTGTAACGAAATGGTGCTTTGGGATAACGGGTAAGCATTGTAACGGTGAGTACAAGATCACAAAACCGGACACGGACAACCTGGTCAAGCTGCTGAAAGATTGCATGACGGATTGTGGGTACTGGACAGATGATGCGATTGTGGCCAGCGAGATCATTGAGAAGTTTTGGGCGGAGATCCCGGGAATCTACGTGAGGATTGAAAAACTGGAGGAAATTAAATGAAGAAGCAAAGGAGAAAATGATATGAAAATCATGATTCCAATTGAAGAAATCGAAGCGCAGTCTAAACCATTAACCCACATACTCAAGTGTCAGCAGCCGTACTTTAACGCTGTCTGGGATGGTCACAAACCGTTTGAAGTGCGAATCAATGACCGTGACTATAAATCAGGGGATAGCGTGATTTTAAAGGATTACAACGCAAGCGACGACACCTACGGTGACAGACAAATAAGAGCAGACATCGGTTTCCTCTTGTCCGGGTTAAAGTATCCGTTTTTGAAAAAAAATTACGTTGTCTTTACGTTGCTTAATATCAAACGGTATAAGCTGCAGGAGGTCGGGGTATGGGAGAATTGAAGAATTGCCCGTTTTGTAACGGAGAAGCAGAAACCCTATTTAACACCCTGTACATTCGAAACCTACTGGAAGAACGCAGGCTCACGATCACGAACATCCAGAAGGCCCGCAGAATCGTCATAGAGACCGACAAAGAGATGATTGAAGCAATTTGCTTACCAGCGGTCGCATACGACAAGGACAGCGTACAGACGGACAGAGCGACAGACACGGCAATCAACATTCTGGACAGGCTGCATATTGAGCGATCAAAGCAAAGATATGATATGACAAAGCTTAACGCTATACTAGACGCTAAGGAATCTGAGATCGAGTGGCTTGACTCTCAAGTATTTTCTTTACCGGCTATGCTGCAGAAAACGATCGTTGCACGATTCTATGACGGTCTGACAAATGCGGAGACGGAAAGGAAGATGTACATGTCAGCAAACAGCGCACACCGGCACGTAAAAAACGGGATAGCAATCATAGCGCAAAATTATGTTCAGTCGTGTTCACCCAATGAGTAGTAAAATCCAAGATATATAAATCCCAAAAGCCGAGCGCATGATAACGCCCGGCTTTTTCTATGTCGTCAAATGGTTCCCTCCACCAGACGGCCACAACGAGGATCCGGAACCTCTGTAAAAACACCGTGCGAGCCGGCGCTGCACAATACCGGCAATTTTATAAAGCAGAGAGAGGTGGTGATATGCACGAAGAAGCTAAGGCGCTATATGATTCGGGCATGTCGCTTGCCGATATCGCCGCAAAGCTAAATATACCAGCAGGAACAGTTAGAGGCTGGAAATCAAAGGAACGTTGGAACGCTGGAACACTGGAACGTTCCAAGAACGCAGAAGCAGTCCAGAGCGTTATCTCGAATACGTCACTGACAGCTAAGCAGCAATTATTTTGTTTGCATTATAGCAAGTCATTTAATGCGACAAAGAGTTATCAAAAGGCGTATGAGTGCGACTATCAAACAGCAAACGCTCACGGATTTGAATTGTTGTCAAACGTGGTTATTCGCGACGAAATCATGAAGATCAAGGAACAGCGATACTCTCAAGCCATGCTCAAGCCGTCCGACATCTTCCAGAAGTACATGGACATAGCCTTTGCTGATATGACGGACTACATCAAGTGGATGTCGAAAGATTACCAAGCGGATAGCGGTGTAGTGACGATCAACAACATGTCTTTTGTTCCCTCTAATCAGATAGACGGCACTATAATCAGTGAGGTCAAGACAGGGAAAAGCGACTCTATTAAGCTATCCGACCGCATGAAAGCCCTTGACTGGCTCACAGAGCATATGAACATGGCAACAGAAGAACAGCAGGCGAAAATTGATCAGATAAAGGCATCCACGAAGGCAATTGGAGATCCGGAAGCAAAAGGGCGGGTGAATATCCATTATGATTTCTGATAACGAAGTGCATGTCAGCCTGGCTGATAACATCATCCCTAAACTGCGGCCCGTGTTCAAAGATCGGACGCGCACTCACGAGATCATAACCTCCGGACGTATCGGAACAAAATCATCCTTTGCGGCAATCCGGGCAGTGTTTGACATCATATCAGATGACAACTGTTCGATTGTTGTTATTCGAAAGTTTCACAACAAACTGAAAAAGACTGTTTACAAAGAAGTCATCCGGGCAATCACGAGGCTTCGGCTTCCCAAAGAGGACTTCAAGATCACTATTTCACCTATGGAGATCAGATATCTCCCGAATGGGAACACAATTTACTTCACGGGGAATGATTCTATTGACGATACTAAGGGCATGATCGACGAATCAAAAACGATCAAATATGTCATTATCGATGAGCTGACGGAATTCTTTGATAAAGGCGATGGAGAGGACGAACTGCTCAATATTGAAGCGACGTTCTCCCGAGGCAATGACGACATATTCCAGATGATCTACATGTTCAATCCTCCCAAAAACCCGAACGCACTTATCATGGCATGGCTTGAAAAGATGAAGTTACGGCCGGATGCCAGGCACTCGCATACGGATTACAGAGACGTTCCCGAGGCGTGGGTTGGAAAGAAGTCCATTGAATCAGCCGATCAGCTTAAGATATCTGACCTTAAGCTATACAACTGGATTTGGTTAGGTCAATGCATCGGCATAGACGAGCTTATTTATTACATGTTCTGCAGGGACCATATCAGCATACCGCCTCAAGACGAACGGAATAAACCGATATCGCCCGACACTGTAGGAATCGGAATTGACTATGGACAGATGAATGCAACGACATTCGAAGCATTCGGACTATGGACATCACTTAAGAGAGTAGGCGGCCTTGGTGAATATTATCATTCAGGCAGATCAACAGGGCATCAGCGCTCGCCGTCTGATTATGCCAAGGACTTCGTTACTTTCGTTGAGCGCATCGAATCAACCTATGATTGCATTGTCCGGTACGCTTTCATCGATCCGTCAGCTAAGGGGCTTGCCGAGGAAATCAAGCGAGCGATGCCAAGGGTCCTGATACGGGACGCGCAGAACAGCGTAGGCTTAGGCATTGCTAGGGTTCAGAAGTGTCTTACATACAAGGTCTTGTCTGTCTGGGAGCAGCCGGAGCTTACAAAAGAGTTCAGGCTGTATTCATATGACAAGAAGTCAATTGAACGAGGCACAGAACAGCCAGTCAAAGAACACGATCATTGCTTAGACGGCACCAGGTATTTTGTTATGGGAATGTGGAAACAAATCAAGAAGTTTCTACCGTATGACGATAAAGAGGAGTGGAGCGAATGTCTTTAATTACATCAATCAAGGCATTCCTACAGGGGGTGAAAGCTATGTTTTCGACCACGGAGATTAAGAAGATCGTAGGCGGTGAAGTAGCGATCACATCCATGATGATTACACGGATCTATATATGGCGGCAGATGTACGACGGTAAAGCGGCGTGGATATCTGACAAAGACGGTATCTGTTCGCTTGGTCTTGAGTCATCCATTGCCCGAGAGTTTGCAGATGTCTGTCTCAATGAAATGGAGTCATCCACTGGCAATGATAAGCTGGACGTTCTGTACAAGGCAGCTATTCGGGATCTTAATGAGAACTTCCAAGAGGGCATTGCTTTAGGTGCGTTCTGTATCAAGCCTTTGGGCGTGTCTGCTGTTGAGTACGTAGCACAGGGTGATTTCGTTCCCATTGCCTACGATTCGCGTGGCAGACTCATGGACGTTATCTTCATTGAGCTCAGACGCAAAGGTGACAGCGACCACTACAGGCGATTAGAGAGGCATACCGTATCTGATGCAGGACTTACGATTACAAACAAGGCTTATAAGTCGCAGTCAGAATCAGACATCGGCAGAGAGATTCCGCTCGATACTTTCGATGACTGGGCGAAACTCAAGCCAGAGATATTCTATCCTGACTGGAACAAGCCGGATTTCGGGTACTACAAAAACCCGCTGAAGAACAAGATCGACCGTTCGTTCAATGGCGTGTCGATATTCGAATCTGCTATTGAGTTGATCAAGAAAGCAGACAAGCAGTTCGGACGCCTGGAATGGGAGTATGAATCAGCAGAGCGGGCGATCATAGCGGATCCCGAAGCAATACCGCAAGCGAATGACGAGGGGTATCGACTCAGACCCAAAGAGCGATTACTGCGTGCTCTCGGAATGAAAGGCAATGGAGATGCAGAGGCGCCTTATGTAGCGTTTTCTCCGGAGCTTAGAGGAGACGGCTATATAGGGGGTCTTGAGGAATTCAAGCGAAACATTGAATCGAATGTCGGGCTGTCGTTTGGCGATCTGTCCAGAGAAGCGACGATTGAGAAAACAGCAACAGAGATTAAGTCAGCCAAAAAGACAAAGTACAACCGCGTCATAGCGATCGAGGACAACCTCAAGGATTGCTTAAGTGATTTGGTTGATGCTATGGCATTTGTAAACGGTCTGGTAAATACCGGATATGAATACAAGTGCGAATTCGGCGATTCAATTCTGACTGACGATGAATCGAACAAGGCAAGCGACAAAGCCGATGTAGCGGCCGGACTGATGAACCCATGGGAATACCGCATGAAGTGGTACGGCGAAGATGAAGCGACTGCAAAGGCGAACGTGCCGCAGAGTGCGGGTGTGATGCCGGATACGTTTGGGGGGGCAATCAAACAGCCCTAGCAACGCCAGCAGCAGAGGTACAGGGCAAGTCACTTAACGGAGCACAGACGCAGAGCCTATCAGGACGGGCGTTGTGTAAGGAGAGGATAGGAAATTATGAACGAAGTAGATTTTAGGGAAAAGGCCATAAGCGCAATTGTTAATTTTTTCAACAATAACAGAGATGTTTCCGATTCAACCCCGCTTGAAGCGAGCATGGTTTACGTTGTGTGGCAGTGTAAGGTTTTACAAAACAACAAGGCACTTTTGAGTACAACGGTTTCGGACGGAATGTATTACGAATTTACGTGGAACGGCGACAAGGAAGAGGGATATCTTGATTGCTATAAGAAATGGAGCAATTCGCTTGTAAAATAAGCAGAGTCGGAGGGTAATATGCAAGCATCTGACATCGAGGGAATCCCGACAGGTCCGGTATCTGCATTCGGCGATCTTGAGAATCGCATTATGTCCGATATCGTGCGCCGGATCCAGATCAACGCCTCTATTACTCGATCTGCTGACTGGCAGATAACAAGGCTCGTACAGTTAGGGCAATCCAAGCAAGAGATCAAGAAAGCCATTCAGTTTACGCTTAACCTATCCGACAAGGCAATCGATGATATCTATGCAGAGGCGGTCAAAGCTGAATACATTCGAAACGCTGATCTGTACACCAAGACGGGCAATGTTCCGGTTCCAGTCGCCGATAACATCGAGCTGCAATCACTTATGGAAGCTGTCAAGAAGCAGACTAAGGATGAATTCCTGAACATCAGCAAGTCACTCGGATTTGTCACACAGGAAAACGGAAAGCTCAAGGCGCTGGACATTACGCAGTTCTATCAGAAAACACTTGATAAGGCAATCGGCGATATCTCAACGGGCGCATTTTCTTACACCGAATCCCTACGTCGCACAGTCAAGGATATGACGAACTCCGGGCTTAGATGGATAGATTACGAGTCCGGATATCACAACAGGGTTACAGTGGCAGCTCGCAGGGCAACCATGACGGGCTTCAATCAGACCATGTCGCACATCAATGAAAATACCGCTAAGGACCTAGGAACGAACAGCTTTGAAATCACATGGCACGCAGGAGCGAGAGAAGATCACCAATGGTTTCAAGGCAAGGTGTTCACGAAAAAAGAACTGATTGATCAGTGCGGGCTCGGAACAGCCGCAGGAATCAAGGGACCAAATTGTATGCACGATTATCTTGCCTTCGTCCCGGGTGCTTCAGTTCGGACCTACACTGACGAGCAACTCAAGCAGATGAACGACGCTGAAAACGTACCGAAGAAGTACAACGGCAAGGAATACACCACGTCAGAGGCCTTGCAGAGACAGAGACAGCTTGAGACGAATATGCGAGCACAGAGGCAAGAGATCAGCTTGTTAAAGCAGGGAGGCGGTGATCCACTGGACATTCAGAACGCTATGAGCCGGTATCAAGGCTCATCTGCTGAGTACACGGGCCTGTCAAAGGCTATGGGACTGCCACAACAGAGGGAACGAGTCACGATTGACGGGCTTGGGAGAGTAATGTAAGGAGGATTTATGGCAAAGTACAGAAAGAAACCAGTTGTAATTGAAGCAGTACAAATGACACCGGAAATGAGACGCAATTACGGTCCATTTCCTGAATGGGCAATTCCACATCTTATAGCAAGTCGAACAAATAAAATTGATAACTCTCAGAGCATATCGATAGTCACCCTCGAGGGTGAGATGCACGTTTCAGATTATGACTTCATCATTCAGGGCGTGAGCGGAGAATGTTATCCATGCAAGCCTGACATCTTTGAGAAGACATATGAGGCGGTGTGAAATGTTTTCTGAATTACTAGCAAAAATATCATTTGATGCCGTATGGGAATCAGTAATGGGAAAAAGGAGGACAGACCAATGCGATAGTTCAAGCCTTGAGCGTTGACAGCCAGTAATAGACGCAAGGTAGATCATGGTTCTGGCTTTACAAAAGCAACAATCTCTCAGAAAGGCACTCTTAACCGGGTGCTTTTTTCATGCCCGAAAGAACCCTAAAGGTTTGATCTGGCAATAATTAGTCAGTTGATCAGACTTAAAACAGTCAATTCTCGGCGGTCAGTTACACGCCTTAAACAACTTAATGAGAAAGAAAGAGGTAAGAAAGATGAAAACGGAAGAACTCAAGACACTCGGACTCACAGAGGAACAGATCAGTGCGGTTATGGCGGCAAACGGAAAAGATGTCACGGCTGAAAAGGCTAAGTACGACACGATCAAAACTGATTATGAGTCAGTTAAGACGCAGTTAACTACGGCCAATACAACCATCGACGGATTCAAGGACTATGACGAGATCAAGGGTAAGGTGACACAGTATCAGACCGATCTTGTTGCCGCCAACGCAAAAGCCGATCAGATCAAATCAGATTACGAGTTCACGAGCAAGTTAACCGAGGCGGCCAAAAAGCACGGGGCCAAAAATGTCAAGGCGGTCATTCCGTTTTTGGATGTCGAAACCCTCAAGTTAAGCAAGAACCAAGAAGCCGATATCGAAACCAAGTTCGCGGCACTCAAAGCGGCCGAGGACACGTCTTTCATATTCGGCGCCAATGAACCGATTCTCAACGGAGTAGCGCCCACAGGAGCAGGCGGCGGAAAAGTGCTTGATGCATTTACAGCCTCACTCATGCAGGGCGCAGGATTACAAAATAAGGAGAAATAATTATGGCAAACTCAATTGCACTCGCTTCGAAAATGGCCCCTGTTGTTGACCTGATCTACAAAGCACAGTCTGTTACGCAGGCTCTCGATACTCCCTCCATGGTTTCGGAGTTTTCCGGAGTCAATGAGATCAAGATTCTCAAGGTCTCCACAACCGGACTCGGAACTTACAGCCAGTCTACCGGATATCCCTCGGGCGACGTTACAGCCGCGTGGGAAACAATGACTCTCGCTCAGATGAGAGGCAAGGAAATCTCGGTTGGAAGAATCGACGACGAGGCCACTCTCGGTAAGACATTCGGTACCGTAATCGGTAACTTCATGCGCGACTGGGTAACTCCAGAGCTCGATGCTTACCGTTTCGCTAAGTACGCCGGGGCATCAGGCATCAGCGTTGTTGCAACTCCCGCAGTCCTGACAAAGACTGATATCCTTGCCGCTATTGATGAAGCAGTTCGTCAGATGGACGCTGATGAAGTTCCTGCAGCCGGCAGAAAGCTTTTCATCAACTCCAATCTCAAGCCTGCTCTGAACGCCTCTCTGACACGCCAGTTCGGTTCTGACGGTGTTATTAATACCGTTATCGCCGGGTACAACGACATGGTCGTTACGTTCGTTCCTGCTTCGCGGTTCTATACGCAGGTCACCCTGAATGACGGTGCGTCAACATGGGGCTATGCCAAGACAGCCACAACCGGCAGAGACATCAACTTCATGATCGTCTATCCCGAGGCTGTTGTGCAGGTTCCCAAGTTCATCATCCCTAAAGTCTTTGATCCGGACACAAACCAGATCAAGGATTCTTGGCTGTATCAGTTCCTCCTGTATCACGATGCATTCGTGTATGAGAACAAGGCCAAGGGCGTGTATCTCCACAAGAGCACGACTTGATCATGCAGGTACGTAATGGCGGTATAACCGTCGAGACATCCGCTGCAGAACTCCCTTACTGGATCGGTAAGGGATATGCAGAGGTCAAGCCGGCAGAAAAGCCGACAAAGAAAAAGGAATGAGGCACACAATGGCAGCAATCGTTGACTCGACCTATTACACGAGCACATACAGGGCAGGTTCTGCGGCTGTCATAGGTGCAACCGAATTTCCATTCTACGAGAAGCAGGCAGAAAGGGAGCTGAACACCTTAACCGGTGGGCGGCTCTCTTCTGTTGTTATCGTGAGCACAGTGGCAACCATTACGATCAGGGACGAAGTAATCACGCTCGTTCTGACTGACATCAAGGACTGCCTCTGTGACATCGCTGAGTACCTGTACAAGCTCGAAAAAGCAACCGCTACAGGAATGATTCAGACGGCATTCGGAAACGACGGTCAGTCTGGCAGCTTCGATGCAACGGCACTCCTGAACAAGAACGGCTCTATCAACTCTATCGCTAAGAAATACCTATCCGGTACTGTGTTGATGCGCAGGGGGGTAGACATGTGGCACTGAACCCGAACTACAACCAGACAATCACTTTGTATAACTGCCTTAAAGGTGCGGACAATCCGGACGGCACAGCGGATGTATGGTATAAGACTGTACTCCCTGAGTGCTTTTCCAAGTGCTTGCAGACAGCTGTTAATTCCGGGACATCTTCACAAATGGCAGGATCGTATGTTTCGAGGATCCCGGCAAGTACAAAGTACAAGCCATATGCCGAATGGGTCAAAGTTCCTGCTGCATCCAGAGGTCAGTACTTCACCGGCAATCTAGGCGACGTGATTATTTTGGGTAATTCTTCAGAGGTAATAGCCTCTGCAAGTCCCAACACGGCGGCTCAGGTGTTAAGCCGTAACAAACCAGGCGCATTCAAGGCAACGGCATTCTCGGACAACTCCGGGGCGGTACAGTTGCATTACAGGTTTGGTGGCTGATATGGGTAATAAGATCAGCTTTGAATTCAACAAGCCAGAAAAAACGATCATCGAAGAAACGACTGGCGGCGACAAAACGCAGTTGTTCATGGCGAACGAAGCGCGAAAGCTTATGCAGCCGTATGTTCCTGAACTCAATCACGTCATGATCAAGGATGTCAGAACGTATGTCGAGAATGGCGGGGGCGTAGTGCATTATCTTGCGCCATACTCCAGGTATCAATACGGTGGTATCTTATTTGTTTCTTCGACCACTGGATCATCTTATTCGCACGGCGAGTACAAAGTATCTACAGGAAAAAGGCTTCGATATTCGAAACCGCTCGCTACTTCACATTGGGATCAAGCCATGAAAGCCGCAAGAATGTCAGACCTGCAAAGGGCGGTACAGAACTACATCAAGGGAGGCACAAAATGAGCAAACATGACATCATGAAAGCCTATCTTGAAGCTAAGGTTTTGGAGGTAGTCGGGAACGTTCTCAATTTCAACGTGTCTTTGGGAACGCCTGACACGATCGCTTTCATCCCGTCTTATGCACCAAGAACAATCAAAAAATACCTACACTCCGGGGCTGTCAAGGAATATGGTTTCGCGGTCATCATCTCGAAATCGTTTTCAGAGGGCACGGACGACCTAAATCTATTGGCTATGAACATGGCGCAGGATTTCAGCGACTGGATTGACGCACAGAACAAAATAAAAGCATTCCCGAACCTCGGGGTTAAGTGCAAAGTGCAGAAAATTGAGTCACTGCAAAACATGCCAAACTTAGCCGACGTTGACATCACAACCGCAACTGCAAAATACATGCTGCAGTGCAAAGTAACTTATTATGAGGAGGATTAAAAATGCTTGTATCAACCTTAATGACAGGAATTACAACGAATCCGGTTTATACCGGGGCGGCTGTAAACGATGAGTATGTACTCGCCATTGACATGGATCCTACCAATGCTGTAGCGACGCTTATCCCGGCGTATGGTGTAGTCGGTCTGTTTGTCGAAGGAGTGGACGCCCAGCTCAATCCGGTATTGTCCGAAAAGACCTATATCCGCATGGGCCCGACCACAACCAAGACCGGGAACCAGCGGACATTTAAGCTCGCAGGTGATCGCTATATCGGCGATGCTGCTCAGGACTACATGCTCGGGTTCGCGGTTAAGTTCGGTATCGGTAAGGCTGTTGTTACGAACTATGTTTATTACAACATAGTCACGGGCATCGGCGAAACTGGCCAGATTGCTATCGTGGTTAATTCAGACGGCGGTGGTAACGGCGGAGAAAATTCTGCTATCGACATCGAGCTGAAATCATGCGGCGGGAAGCCCGCTGCATACACCTACGTTCCCGGATCCATTTCCGCTGTTGCCCTTTCTACTGTTGTTCCGGCTGATGCCGCTACAGCAATCGCAAAAGCATCGAGCATGGTACTGACGTTTAACAATGCCATTGCCAGATCCGCGGTCTCGCTGCTCAACTCGGTGACAGGTGATATCGTTGCGGCCGCCCAGTCGTGGGACGCAACCAAGAAGATCCTCACCATTACGCCGACTGCCGCTCTTGCCGGAACAACGAAGTATCTTATTTCCGTTGCTGGCGTATGTGACATTTACGGTCAGTGTCTGGCCGCATCCGGTACCGACTTTACCACTGCTGCTTAATCAACCGGCGGGGCTGAAATATGCCCCGCTTTCCTTTTGAGGAGGGAAATTTTATGACAATGAAAATTAATAACGTTGAGTTTGAATTTGATATCTTTGACATCGATCATTCCGAAGCCTTTGAAAAGGCGGTTGATCAGCTCTCTTGGTCGGAAAAGAAGATTCAGGATGCATCAAAAACCAAGAAAATGAGCGACATGAACAAGGTTCTGATCCAGATGTTCAAAACGTTCTTTATTTCTGCAACCGGTGCTGATGTTATCGGGGATTGCAAGAACTCCATGACAGCGCAGAACGCATACTATGAATTCTGCGAAATAGTCGGAGAGGCAAAGATGCAGATCGTCACGAAGTATAGCGCCAAACGGGTGAGATAAATGAACATCATGATTGACGAACTCCCTCGGTCAGTAACAATCGACGGCACCGATTACCCTGTCAATTATGGATTTCGAACATTTATCCTGATAGAAATCTGCATCTTCGACAACGCCTTGAGCGACACTGACAGAGTCGGTACCGCGCTTGAATTATTCTATGGCGAGAATATGCCGGACGATACGGCGCAAGCATTTGAAATGATGATGTGGTTCTACCGGGGCGGCAAGGATGAGAAGAAGAGTAAGAGTAAAAGTAAGGGATCCTCGAACTCGAAGCGGTGCTACTGCTTTGAGCAGGACGCGCCATTTATCTATTCGGCGTTTCAGACCCAGTACAAGCTCGACCTGCAGGACATAGCAAGCGCGGATCTGCACTGGTGGAAGTTCAAATGCATGTTTGAGTCGCTGAACGACGATCTGAAAATGTCCAAGATCATGAGCTACCGGGTAACCGATACGGCTGGCATGGACAAACATCAGAAGAAGTTTTACATCGACATGAAAAACCTATACGCTCTCGAATCTGAAACGAATGCCGATAGCAAAATGGCGCTCGCGAAACGGGATGCGGATATGCTCAAACACATCAACCGTAAAATGGCGGAGGTCAACAGTGAGAAAGAAAGTTAAATGCCCGCACTGTGGCTATGAAATGCCCGTTGAGTATGACGAAACAGGACAGAGTAAAGGTCTTTTCGTCCGATGCAAGGGGCGAAACTGCAAACAAGAATTCGAAATCAAAATCAAGTAGTGCCTTAGTGCCGATGATTTTCACACATAAAAGGTGGTGGAAGCATGGCAAACGACGGCACAATCAAGATCGGGACCGAACTAGATGAGTCTGGTTTTAAGTCTAGTTTGTCGGGGCTTGGATCGTTTGCATCCAAAGGCTTTGGAGCGATCGGATCAGCCGCGGCGGGCATGGCCGGCATCACAGTCGGAGCACTTGCAGCAGTTGGTACCGGCATGGGCGCTCTGGTCGTTTCCGGCGTTAAATACAATGCTCAAATGGAAAACTACACTGCAAATTTTAAGACCATGCTTGGGAGCGAAGAGGCAGCTGTAGCGAAGGTCAATGAACTCAAGAAGCTGGGAGCTGCTACTCCGTTTGAGATGTCTGATCTTGCAACGGCGACAACTACCCTATTGGCTTTTGGCGTGGCTGCTGATGATTCGACTGGAATACTCACGATGCTCGGAGATGTGTCTCTCGGGAACGCTGAAAAACTCGGTTCCCTTACAAATGCATTCGGTAAAGCCAATTCGATGGGTAAGCTCACCGGCGAGACTTGTCAGATGATGATCGAGGCAGGATTTAATCCGCTAAAAGTCATCTCGGAAAAGACCGGCGAATCAATGTCGGAGCTCACAGACAGGATGTCCAAGGGCGGAATATCCGCGGACGAACTCACGGCTGCATTCAAGACAGCAACATCCGAGGGCGGTCAGTTCTACAAGGGCATGGAAACCGCGTCGACAACATTCGACGGACTTATCAGTACACTCAAGGACAATGCTAATTCGTTGGTTGGCGAAGTCGTTAAGCCTATCTCGGATAGCCTGACAAAGACACTCCTGCCTGAAGCTATCGGCATGGTATCAACTCTAACTGATGCTTTCGCCAAGGACGGCATACCGGGGCTTATTAGTGCGGCCGGCGGAGTAGTCGGGCAGATCCTTAGCGGGATCACTGCTCAACTGCCGGCTGTAATCACTATGGCGAATAGCTTTCTTACTACACTGCTTAATGCTTTAATTGCACAGCTTCCTACACTGGCAACCGCAGGAGTCGGAATAGTTACCGGACTCATTACAACCATTACGACAAACTTACCTCTACTGTTTACTATCGGAATGACGCTGCTTACAAGCCTTATCACGGGCATAGCGGCGGCGCTTCCTACACTTATCCCCGCCATGGTTACATGCGTTACGACGGTTGTATCAACCCTCATGGAAAACCTGCCATTAATTCTTGATGCAGGAATTCAGATTCTACTTGCTCTTGTAAATGGCATCACAGGGATGATCCCTGAACTTATTCAGATGATGGTTGACACTGTCGGTACAATCGTACAGGTGCTTATCGACAATCTGCCGCTTATCATCACGGCAGCCATTCAGATTCTTTTGGCACTGATCACGGGAATAGCATCTGCAAGACCACAACTGGTTGCTATGCTTCCCACATTGATCACAACCATAGTCGACACCTTAATGGCAAACCTCCCGATGATTATCGAGACGGCCGTGCAGATTCTTATCGCTCTCATAGAGGGGCTTGTTTCCGCAATCCCGGCGCTGATCGAAATGGTGCCGGACATCATCATCTCTATTGTAACGGCGCTTATTAATGCGCTCCCGATGATCATAGAAGCCGCTATTGAGATCATAGGAGCCCTCTTAACTGGAATCATCGACGCGGCGAGCGCCCTGTCCGAATCAGGACCCGAAATATTCGACAAGATCAAGGAAGCCTTGGGGAAAATCGACTGGGGTACGCTCGGAAAGAACATCATCGATGGAGTGAAAAAAGGAATCACGGATGCAGCTTCGAAGCTCGGAGATGCCGCCAAAGAAGCTGCTGCCAAGGCGCTGCAAACCGTTAAAGATTTTCTTGGAATCAAATCACCGTCGCGGGTATTCGCGAAACAGGTCGGTAAACAAATTCCGGCAGGTGCGGCAAAGGGCGTTGACGATAACGCCTACTTGCTTGAGGATGCATCAGTAGAATCATCTGAGAATGCACTCAAGGCAGCACAGGCTGTATCTGCAAGCGGCATGGTGTCGCAGATGCAGGGGCAGGCTTACGGTAGGTCAGTACCAAACGAGACAACGGCGCTCCGGGCATTTATGTCCAATCTTGCCAATCTGCCTCAAACTGTCACGAGAAAAGGGCCGGAGAACATCTTTATTCCGGTCTATGTAGGCGGTAATCAGATAGAGGAAATCGTTGTCAAAGCGGCGGACAATTACGCCATTAAGAAAAACAGGTGATATGGATGTCAATTTTAACGATTGGAACAACGGATTTAGATAACATGATTAACACATATTCTGTGCACAAAGAAGATGTCGTTGCCGAATCCGGAACTTCTGAAACCGGCATCGACTGGGATCAGCGAGTGAGAGCCGGGAAAGCGACGATTTCGGTTGAGTTTACTTTTACCGATGCTGAACTGACTGCCTTTGCGGCTCTTATCGCTAGTGCGTATTTCACAATGACGTATCTGTGCAGGGGCAGTCAGCTGACGGGTACTTTCAAGGTACGGACGAGCGACGAAAACATGATCATGGATGATCAGTGGGAGTCCTCTATTGCTTTTGAGGAGTTGTAATTATGCCATCAAATGATTACCTGGCAATTCTGGCCAATCCGACAATAGCGAGGGATTATGCCGCATCCCTCACCGTGTATGGGTCTCCGAATACTACACTGGGGGACGCAAACATCCTCGCGGGATCCATGAAATACACAGAATCAACAGCCTCCGGGAGTGAGATATCCATCGGGACCACAGTCATGTCTGAGTTGGATTTGACCTTATTGAATCTCTCCGGAGAACTAAACAATGTGTCTTTACAAAATAGCGCACTGCTTGGTCAAGTAGGGTTAATGGTAGGAGCTGCCCGCGAATGGGTAAACCTTGGCTACTTTATTATTGTCGAGGCCTTACGCGGGATGAAAACCATTCCGATAAAAGCCTATGACCGTATGGTGCTGACAGAGCGTCCTTACTATTTGGCAGGGATTACTTTCCCGTGCTCGATCAGTGAGGCGCTTAACAAAATCTGTCTGGCTTGCGGGATCACGACAACCGGTATAGCCGGAACAAACAGCGCAATCACTTTGGAAGGTATTCCCGAGAGCTCGAGAATGACCTGCCGTGATGCTATCGGATATCTGGCCATGATCTGCGGTAAGGTCGCTCGGTTCTCCCGGGCGGGCGTGCTTGAGTTCGTTTGGTACGGTACAACGCCAATTATGACAATTACGCCTGCGCTTCGAGACTCTCTAAAATGCGATCCCGTGCAGATCAGTTTGACCGGTGTTGAGTATGTCGCCATGGACACGAACAACGTCCAGACGACCTACAGGGCCGGTACAAACAACTATTGTTTATCGCTTGCCGAGAATCCGTTTTTGTTGGGGCAGAATGTTCAGGCGATCCTTAATGGAATTTGGGTGGACATCGGCGCATCAAGCTACTATATTTTCGACTGCGATTTGCAGGGTGATCCGTCTTTTTTGGCGACCGATGCTATATCGATAGTTCTCCCGGATGCGTCAACCATTACTACGAAAATCATGACACATAATTACTCATATCGCGGTCATTCCGTTTTATCGGCGGCTGGCAGGGCAACAGCTTTAGCAAAGTATAAACCTGCGGCTGAAAAGCAACTTTCTGCCATTGCGCAACAAGAACAAATCGCGGTGCAGAAACTGACCACGTACCAGCAGGCAATGCTTCAACTTAATGAGTTCTCCGCGCAGTCAACGGGGCTTTACCCGTCATCGGAAACACTTCCGGACGGGTCAGTCATTTACTACCAACACGATCACCCTTTGCGGGCGGACAGTATCTTCATTTGGCGGCAGACAGCAACAACCTTTACATATTCTGCAGATGGCGGCGTTACATGGCTTGGTTATGATGCAACAGGCAATATCCTTGCGAGGGTACTCACTGCTATTGGTATCAATGTAGAGTGGATTGTGGCTTCAGGCGCGCTTAGCAGCGCAGACGGGAAGTCATTTTTCAATCTAAGTACCGGAGAAATAAAGACCCAATCGTTAACACAATGGTACACAAGCAATACGGACCTATCTGCGGTTTATGAAACCATAGCTTCGCGAATGTATCAGGGAGGTTTTTTTGCGCGATCGTCTTTGCCCTCTATTAATCCCGCAGCAACAAGAGGCGGCAAAGTAAGCACTGCATTTTTGAGAGAAGATTCTAATGATAATGGTGTCAATTTCTTGAAACAATTGGCCTTACAATTTACGTATTTATGGTCTCAGGGGAGCGGTCCAAAGTACAGAGAGTTAAAATCCATTGATTTATCTAATACCGGTGTCACTGCGGATGTTGCAGGAGGTTCTGCGGCTGTGGGAAGTAATGCAGTGCCCTTGAAAGTTTGGATGCCTACAACATTTATTGGCGCTGCGTCTGGTGAAATCATAGCAAGACAAGCCTTTGTCAGGACTGTTTTTACAGCGTTTGCAGAGAACCAATCATTGGCAAATAGTGAATGGGTATTTCCAGAGTTTGCTTATGTTTGCCCATTTACTGGAGTTTTTTCTGGAGTATTTTCAATTCTTACAGGGGCGGCAAACGGTGATGTTTATTTATCAGTAAAAGCACCAGAGGGTAATTTTCAAACCTTGTTTGGTGTAAATACGAATGGTTGGTTTGTATATTCTATCCCTTTCTGTTTACATGCTTCGGTGGGTGAAACAATAAATTTTTCATTGTTGTCTAGTACAAATCTAAATGTAAAAGGAAGTTCACATCAAAGTTTTAGCTATAGAACAATACATGGCCAGAGAATGTAAATTAGGAGGTCGCATATGATCAGGATCCGAGACGGCCCCGAATAATGATGCAGCGCTTAGGCGCTTTTTTATTACAAAAAATTGAAAGAGAGGATGAAGCCTTGAGTAACGGAACCATACCAGAATCAACCATATTTGTATTTGCCGGAATATTGGGTGTCATCGTTATTATTGGCATTGTTTTGGGCGTCATAATCCAGCTAAACACCCTGCGATCAAAAGCCAAAATTGACTCGCAGGCGGCAGTGGATAAGGCGGTAGCGGAAGCAACAAAAGAAACAAAATCAGAGATTGCTTTTGTCAATTTGACTACATCCGTGGAAAAAATGAACACAACCGTCGATAAGCTGAGCAAGGGAGTGGGGGACCAGATTTCGGGAATTGTAAAAGAGCAGGAGACGCTATGCCGAAAGGTGGATTTGATAGATCAGTCCACGCGGTCAGCTCACAAGCGTCTCGACGAACACAGAAGAGTGGAGCACGGCACGCTGATGTTTAGGGATAATAATCATTTCTCACCCGAAGAAACAGCAGAACATGAAGACATGAAAGGATAAAAGGAGGAAAGAATCATGGAATGGACAGAAATCATCATCTCATTAATCACTCTGGTTTTGGCGCCCTGTATGATCATCCTGGTTAACGCTGGCGTGAAGTACCTGGCATCAAAGACCGACAACGAAAAGTTAGAGCACATGCTGACCGATATCGGATCAGCAGTAGCGACTGCCGTCGACGCGGTCACACAGACATTTGTCACTGACCTCAAAGACGCAACCAAAGATGGGGTCTGGTCAAAGGACGAACAGTTGCAGGCACTCGATAAGGCTCGAGCTATTGTGGAAAATCAAATATCAGAGTCTACAATTACATTTTTATCAGAGCACAATATTGACATACAGGCATATTTGAAAGCGCAGATTGAGGCGTACATCTTGCGAGGTAAGGCGGTATGAGCAAAATCGAAAAAGCCGTACAATATGCCGAAAGCATAGCGTCAGACAATTATCATGGGTACTCACAGGCCCGCAGAGGTGACAGAGATACCGACTGCTCGAAGATTGTCATTGACGGACTCAAAGCGGCAGGATTCAACACAGGCGGTGCTTCCTATACGGGCGATATGCTTGCTCCATTGCTTACGGCAGGATTTGAGAACATTGCATCGCGCATCAATCTTCGTACCGGCGCGGGCTTGCAGAGAGGCGACATTCTCCTGCGTCCGAAAACAGCAACAAAGGGCGGACATGCGGCGTTTTTCATCGGCAACGGTCAGATCGTACAGGCACAGTCCGATTATGACGGTCGCTATGGCGACGGAAACGGTCGGGAAATCCGCAAACAGGCGTATTACGATAGTCCGTTTATCTATGTTCTGCGCTATCCCGAAGCCGATCCGTGCCTATTCGCCATCAAGGTAGTAGCGGACACGTGGATACATAAGACACCGGACGCAAGCATTGAGTCACGCGACCACATTGCTCTCGCTAAGGATAAGCTCACTCTTGGCATTGCGGAAGTATCGGGCACCTGGGGCAGAATCCAGAATCAGCCGAATTTGTGGATCAGCATCAATCCGGATTATCCGGGAGTTGTAAGGGTTTAGCATTCAACTATAAAAGCCGTCTATCCTTTCGGGGGTAGACGGCTTTTTTTATTTAATCTGTATCGTAACGCGCGACTACTTAGGCATCCATAAATCATACTCTCCTGGTCTTGCCAGAACCATTGCTGCCGATGCCACGATCCAGTTGTGAGTATATTTGTTTCGCACCATAATCTCAAGGTGCATATCATTATCGGGGGGATCATCCTGAATTGATTTTGCAGACTTGAGCCAGCGGTTGACTATGCGACGTCCGATGAATCGTAATATCTCAGGAGAAAAGGCAATTATCATAAGTGCTGCGAAAATTAGAAGCTGCTTCATATGCGCCTCTTTCTAAGCGCTCATTATGCGCTTCTTATTGGGCTGTTGTAACTTTTTGTTGCAAGTGTATTGTTTTCATCTGATCTCTGTATGCTTTTTCTATCTGAAAACGTTGATATTTGGGCGTTTCTGCTCTTCATAAAATGCCTCCCAAACCCTTCTAATCTGCGACAACTCGACCTTACCTGATTTTTCTATTTTATCCATAAGCCAAGCCTTATCTGGATCAGAATAAGAAACACTTCTTTCTGGATTATTTGTTCTCCCATATAAGTAGTCCGCTGTTGTATTCAAAAGATCAATAATTTTCTCGATATCATAATTGTCGGGCTGATTTACGCCCTGTTCCCAATTTCGATATGAACCGTAATTTACGCCCAAAGCGGCCGCCATGCTTACTTGCGTGTATCCCCGTTTTTTGCGTAATTCCTTAAGTCTCATTTGTATAGCCAAGCTATCACCTCCTTGTATTCGCATTGTACTACAAGAATTTGTAGAAAACAATAAAAACTACAAATAATTCTTTTAATTGTTCCTAAAATCCGTTGACACATACAATTTTAAGTTATAAGCTAATGCCAAGACTACAAGAAAGACTTGGAGAAAGGAGGGAGGCAAATGGCTTCATCATTTTCAGCAAACGAAAATAGAATTGGATCAGAGAGGGTACGGCTTAGAAAGTCGCAGGTAACGCTAGCAAAAGAACTCGGAATTTCATCGAAAACACTGTCTTCGTGGGAATCCGACAATATGCGGTGTCCGTCGGAATATCTTGTAAAAATGGCAGATACGTTTGGGTGCTCCGTTGATTATCTTCTTGGATTTTCCCCTGAAAGACTTTCCAAATCAGCTTAACAGACAAAATAAAAAAGCCGCCCGGCAAGGACGGCTAGGGCAATGCCCAGAAAGATTATCAATATGTACATTATAAGCAATGAACTCATTCCTGTCTATGAGAACAATGGTGAACATGCCGTAAAACCCGTGATTTGCATGAATTTCTTGAAGTTGGCAAAGATTATTCAAACTGGATCAAGGATCGCATCGGAAAACTCGGGCTTTTCGAGAGGGAGGACTGACAGTGAAATATAAAGAATTTTTGGAATCAAAAAGATTTGCCATCACACCAAGTGGATTTGAACCAACTGAAATTAATAGCAATCTGTTTAATTGGCAGAAAGACGTTGTTACATTGGCTGTCAAAAAAGGGCGTTACTGTCTGTTTACCGACACAGGAACCGGAAAGAGCGCTATGCAGCTTGAATTTTCACAACAGGTTGTAAACCATACAGGAAAACCAGTATTAATACTGGCACCGTTGGCCGTAACCAATCAGACAAAAAAAGAGGGCATAAAGTTTGGATATGAAGTCAATGTATGTCGGACACAAGAAGATGTTATCCAGGGTATAAACATTACAAACTATGATATGTTAGAACATTTTAATCCTGCTGTATTTGCTGGAATAGTTCTGGATGAATCAGGAATATTGAAGCATTTCAATTCGAAAACCAGAGAGTTAATTATTACAACATTTCGTGATACTCCCTATAAGCTCGCTTGTTCCGCTACACCGGCACCAAACGATTATGTGGAGCTTGGGAATCATTCTGAATTCATGGGTGTCATGTCCAGAACGGAGATGCTTTCAACGTTTTTCTATCATGACGGAGGAGAAACAGCAAAGTGGATTTTAAAAGGACATGCTGAGGATAAGTTTTGGGAATGGATCAGCCAGTGGGCTATTGTCGTTCGAAAACCTTCTGATTTAGGTTATGAAAACATTGGATACGATTTACCTCCATTAAATATTGAAGAAATCATAGTCGAGTCAGAAAACGGAGAAATAGACGGGCAGCTGATGTTTGTACCGGCAATTGCTTCAACACTCACAGAACGCAGGACCGCACGCAGGGACAGCAAAGAGGACCGTTGCCAGATGGCCGTTGACTTAATAAAAAAGGATCCGGGACAGTGGTTATTGTGGTGTGACTTAAACACAGAATCCGAAATGCTGACAAAAATGTCAGGAGGAACGGAAGTAAAAGGATCCGATGATCGAGACTATAAAAGGGATTGTCTAATCGGATTTGCTGAAGAAAAGTTTCGGATCATGATTTCTAAACCATCGATAGCAGGATTTGGAATGAACTGGCAGCAGTGCAATAACATGGTTTTTGTTGGACTTTCTGACAGTTACGAAATGATGTATCAGGCCATTCGCAGATGCTGGAGATTTGGACAGATACAGCCGGTAAATGTTTACATCATCACATCAGAAGCAGAGGGCGCCGTTCGAGAAAACATCAAAAGAAAAGAACAGCAATCCATTGAGATGTTTGAAAAATTGGCCGGATTCTCGCGTGCGTCCATCGAAAGGGAAGTAAGAAAAACATATCGAGAAACAGAGGAGTATAACCCTCAGATAGAAATGGAGATACCCATATGGCTGGCAGCATAAAGGTAATGAATCAAGAGATTGGAGATAAATTTGCAATTTATAACGGGGATTCATGTGAGGTCATGCAGGGGATCCCGGATAACTCTATACACTACTCAATTACGTCCATACCTTTTGCATCTTTGTATACATATTCAAACAGTGAACGAGACTTAGGCAACAGCCGCACATATTCGGAATTTTGGGATCATTACGAGTTTCTGATTCGTCAGTGGGTGCGTGTCATGATGCCCGGAAGAATGATTTCCGTTCATTGCATGAATCTGCCTTTGATGAAAGAACGCGACGGCGTAATAGGTCTGAGAGATCTTAGGGGCGATGTTATTAGAGGGATGCAGCAGGCCGGTATGATCTATCACTCTGAGGTTGTTATTTGGAAAGATCCCGTTGTTGCCATGCAAAGAACAAAGGCGCTGGGACTATTACACAAACAGATCAAAAAAGACTCTTGCATGAGCAGACAGGGCGTGCCTGATTATTTGGTAACATTCAGAAAACCGGGTGACAATCCCGAAAGAACAACACATACAAACGAATCTTTCCCGGTAGACAAATGGCAGCAGTACGCATCACCTGTTTGGATGGACATAAGGCAGGGTGATACCTTACAAAAGGATTGTGCAAGGGAAGATAAAGACGAAAAACATATCTGCCCTTTGCAACTATCTGTTATTCGCCGGGGTATTGAGCTCTGGACAAATCCAAATGACATCGTTTTAGACCCATTTGATGGGATTGGATCAACCGGATATGTTGCCATTGAAATGGGACGCAGGCATATAGGAATTGAACTAAAGGAAAGCTATTACATACAAGCTGTTGCCAATTGTAGAGCCATTGAAAACCGTCCTATACAGGTAAAAATGGAGTTTTGAAATGGACATTGATTTTGAGTTTATAGATCTGGTGATAAATAAGGACGGTATGCCGGAGGCAGAGCGACATAAGCGGCTCATGGAGATTTGCTATCAGGAGCAGGGAGCAAGGCAGATATCATTATTCGAAATGGAGGGGTAGAGATGCAGCAGATAAGTCTATTCGAACTCGAAATTGTTCTGGGGGTTGCCGACACACTGGGGATCAAGACAGACGATATCGGGAAGTTCTTTTATCAACGGAAAAGGAGGTAATCAGACATGAGTATCATCCGTCAGATCATCACAATCCTTTTGACAAACCGTCGCCATAAAGCCTATGAGAACAGGCTGAAAGTTTTACCAAACCGGAGCGCATCGATTAGTACCCCGATCAAGCCGGAGAACGACTTTAGCCCGATGTTTCACGGATTTTGAAAGGAAGGAGACAAGCAAATGAGCGAAGAAGAAATACTAGCAATGACAAGCGAAATGGCTGATCTCGACATAGCTTTAATTTTTTTGAATGACGGGAAGCAGCGCACGATCAATCTCAAAAATGACAATACTAAACACGGTTTTCCCGATCTTGATTATCGCATCGGGCGCATCGAATCATCGATCAACAGATTTCAGCCGCGTTTAAACGAAATCAGAGAGGCATTCAAAGCCAACAAAGAGGCCAAAGAAAAAGCCGTCTGATTACTACTCAAACGGCTAAAGGGAATTACTGACACCACAATTATAACACGGAGGGAAACACCTTGAAAACATACACAGCAGACGAACTAAAAGAGATTTTAAAACTGCATACAGAATGGCTATACGATCGCGGCGGTAGGCGCGCAAACCTCAGTGGCGCAGACCTCAGCCTCGCAGACCTCAGGAGCGCAGACCTCAGCCGCGCAGACCTCAGGAGCGCAGACCTCAGCCGCGCAGACCTCAGGAGCGCAGACCTCAGCCGCGCAGACCTCAGCCGCGCAAACCTCAGTGGCGCAGACCTCAGCCGCGCAGACCTCAGCCGCGCAAACCTCAGCCGCGCAGACCTCAGGAGCGCAGACCTCAGCCGCGCAGACCTCAGTGGCGCAGACCTCAGCCGCGCAGACCTCAGGAGCGCAGACCTCAGCCGCGCAAACCTCAGCCGCGCAGACCTCAGGAGCGCAGACCTCAGCCGCGCAGAATACAACGAAACAACTGCGTTTTTCGCTCTATCCTGCCCCGAAGAAGGCGATTTTATAGCTTGGAAAACAGCCAGAGACGGAAACGATTCTCGAAAATCTGGTGTGATCGTCAAGCTATTGGTCACCGGAAAGAGATCTTCTGCAACTACCCGAAAATGCAGATGTTCAGAAGCCGTAGTGCTCGAAATAATCGGAGCGGATGAAGCGGTTTCTGGATATGACAAGAGTTTTGTTTACCGCAAAGGCGAGACCGTCCGTGTTGATAACTTCGACGAGGATAGATGGATTGAATGTTCTACCGGGATTCACTTTTTCATTACACGGAAAGAGGCAGAAAACTACAACTAATAGAGGGAAATCAAAATGTACAACGATTACGCACAACAGGCCGCGTTGGATAGGGCAGAGGATAAATACCTTGATCCTCCGGAACCCAAAGAAGAACCGAAGATTATATGTGACGAGTGCAGCGAAGACATCACGGGTGAAACCAGATACGAGATATGCGGCTGCGTGTTCTGCGCTGACTGCGTCGATAATTTCAAAGTGGAGGGGAACTAAATGGCAACCAAAAAAACATCTAACGAACTGATCACGCTTGAACAGCTTCCAATTATTACGCAGCACCTGAAAACGAAATCGGCAGAGATCCAGAAAAAGGTCGCCGAATACCTGTCAATGATCTGCACCGATGAAACGGTCAAGATCGTCAAGGCGGCACGGGCCGACCTCAACAACGAGAAGAAAGCCTTTGAAGCGCAGCGCATGGAACTGAAAAACAAGTACATGGCAGCATATGAGGAATTCCTCAAGGTTTATAAGACCTGCATAACCGACATTTATGATGATGCCGACGGTCAATTGAAGGTAAAGATTGATACGGTCGAGGATGCAATCAAGGCATTCAAAGAGACAGACATCCGCGCATTCTTTGACGGCTTTCTCGAGAACTACCCAAATATTGACTTCTTAACATTTGAGCGTATCGGGCTGAATATAACCAAAACCGCGAACGTCGAGACGCTCAAGAAACAATGTGCCGCATTTATCGACAAGGTCGCCGATGAACTCGAAATGTTCAAGACGCAGGAAAATCAAGCAGAGATCCTTGTTGAGTACATACCCACGCTGAACGCCTCACAGGCGATTACAAGCGTCGCGGCAAAGCACAAGGCTATCGAGATGCAGAGAGCGCAGATCGAGGCGCAGAAGCAGGTGTACAAGCCGGTACCCGAAGTGATACCGGAACCCGTGGTTGAGTCGAAATCCGTTGCTGAATCGACCCTACAGAAAATAGCATTTGTAAATTACAAGAGCGGACATCCTGAGGGAGGATTTGACGGACAGAAATATTCCTATCTTATCCCTGATGGATTTGAATACTTTGCGGGGCAAGTTTTAGACGTTGAAACAAGAAGCGGAATACAGGAAGCGCAGATTGTCGGATTCGGAACCATTGAAGATGTGCCTACTCGCGTTATTCCTTTCCTCAAGTATCTGCCTGAACCCCCGATTGATAACTTTGCTACGCCTGACTTCTCACCTGACGATTTTGATTTTCCTGCCTTTGAACCGGGACCGGAGGAAGTCAATGAACGGGCAACACCGGCGGGTAATGGCACAATCAGAATTGCAATCACGGACACGGTTGAAAGAATTGAAGCATTAATCGAGATGCTGAACCAGATGGGATATAGCTACCGAGAAATCAAGGAGGGCTGAAAATGAGCACCGAAACACTGAAAGTTTATGAACCGAAAATCTACGCGGCTATATGCTCGATCATTGGCGAAATCGGAGCAGTCGCAAAAGGCAAGAAGAATGTACAGCAAGGGTTCATGTACAGGGGTATTGACGACGTTATGAACGCATTGCAGCCGATGCTGGCAAAGTATCACGTCTTTGTTGTTCCCTCTGTTTTAGAGCAGAACAGGAGCGACAGAGAGACAAAGAACGGCGGTGTCTCGCATCTGTCAATCTTCAAAATTAAATTCGCTTTTTATGCCGATGACGGATCTTTTGTTGAGGCGGTAACGGTTGGAGAATCAGACGACACCGGAGACAAGGGCAGCAACAAGGCAATGGCAATCGCGTTTAAGTACGCACTATTTCAGGTGTTTTGCATACCGACAGAAGAAATGCCGGATCCCGACGCAGGAACACCTGAAGAAACCAAACCAAAGACAACGCCTAAGCCGCAGACCGCGACAATCACGCCTGTAGTGCCGCCGGTGCCTCCCTCGCCTCCCGTAGACGATAAGCAGAAGATTATCAATCATATCGGTCACCTGCTCTATCCCGACGCCATAGGCAAGGACAAAGGATCTGCAGATGGATTCTGCTATGACATCTACTCCACCGCACTCACGGCATACAACAAGCTCGATGCAAAAGTCAAAAAACTCACTGATTTGAACATCGACCAGCTTAAGGACATGGCGCAGAAAATGGAAGTGCCGCCGGTCTTAAGGTGAAAGAGTGGACAGCCTGCAAGGGTTGCGGAAGAACGGCAACAGATAGGCATCACATTTTCAACGCGGCAAATAAAAGGCGATCTGAAAAGTACAACTACATGCTTGACCTCTGTCACGAATGCCACATGAACATACATCAGGATTATGAGTTTTGGAACAAGTGCAAGGCGATGTGTCAAACAGAGTATGAACTGAATCGTGGAAGCCGGAATGATTTTATTAAAGAGTTTGGGAGGTCGTATCTTTGAAATCGCAAGCAAGCCAAATTCGCCTACAATTCAACGCCGGCATGAAGCCGGAAATTATCATCACGCTCAAGTCGCGAGACGGCCTTGAATCGCTTGAAGAACTCAAGACAGCAACGGATAAGGGCAAGGCGCTTGACTGCGAGATAAAGGTACACAGGGAGCGAAGAAGTCTGGACAGCAACGGGTATTTGTGGGCGCTACTCGGGAAAATGGCGGAAGTGCTGAACACGACAAAAGACGAACTGTATTTGAAAGCGCTCAAGGATTACGGCAGATATACCTATGTTGTTGTCAAGAACGAAGCGGTTGAAATGTTCAAGCAACTTTACAAATTGACAGAGGAAGTAGGGCAGACAAAGAACGGGGAGGGAACACAGCTACTTTACTATTTTGGGTCAAGTTTATACGACAGTAAGCAAATGGCAACGCTGATCAATGGCGTTGTATCAGAGGCTAAGGAAATCGGAATAGAGACCATGACGCCGGAAGAAATAAACAGGATGAATGCATCCTGGAAGGGAGGTAATTAAATGGCAAAAGATCCTGCATTTCTATTTTATACTTCTGACTTTTTGTCTGGAACGATGTTAATGACGGACGAACAGGTCGGAAAGTACATAAGGATCATGTGTTACGAGCATCAAAACGGGCGATTATCAGAAGAAGATATGTTGAAGATGTGTAAATCATATGATAAAGACATTTACAAACATTTCAAAATTGATGAAAACGGGCTGTACTTCAACATCAAGCTCGAAAAGGAGTCAAACAGAAGAATTGCCTATTCGGAGAGCAGAAGCGAGAACAGAGCAAGTAAAAAGGGTACACATGATAAAGATATGTTAAACACATGTAAATCATATGTTCAACATATGGAAACTGAAACTGAAACTGAAACTATAGATAAGAAAGAGAGTGAAGAGAGAGAGGAAAGACTGCCATACAGAACCATTGTTGATTACTTAAACTTGAAAGCCGGAACATCTTATATGCATACCTCTCAAAAAACCAAAGACCTGATAAAAGCGAGAATGAATGAAAAATTTACCCTCGAAAGCTTTTACACGGTTATCGATGTCAAGGTTGCTGAATGGTCTGGAACCGACATGCAAAAGTACCTGAGACCGGAAACACTGTTTTCAAATAAGTTTGAGGGGTATCTGAACCAAGGCGGTGGAAAAAAGGCAGGACCGATAAAAAATGCAGGAGGGGGCTTTGATTTGTGAACGAGGATAAAGGCAAGTGGTTTTTTACAAGCATGACCGCAAAGCCCAAAGACCGAAGCCAGATCGTGTCAATAAAAACAGGCATCTGGTTGATTGATAAGTGGATCATTGGGCTGAACAAAAAAGAAATGTCTGTATTCTCTGGATTTCGCGCAGCAGGCAAGTCAACAATCTTAACGCAGATAGCTTTGCAGGTAGTACAGGAAAATAAAAAGGTGGCTCTGTTTTCCGGAGAGATGAACGAGTCAAGGGTTTTTGAATGGACATACCTGTTAGCCGCAGGAAGATCTTACACCCTGGCAACAAAACACGAAAACTACTTCAAAGTAATGCAGGAGGTTGTGACTCCGATCAAACAGTGGCTGGATCAGCGGATGTTTGTTTACAACAACAATTACGGGAATCAGCTAGATGTACTTTTTGGGATGTTGCGGCACTGCGTGGAGGTAAAGGGCGTTGATGTGATCATCCTGGATAATCTGATGAGCATAGACATTGGAGCATCGGACGCAAACCGAAACGCGAAACAGACAGAGTTTATTTGGAATTTGAAAAAGTTTGCAGAAGAAACAAATGTTCATATCGTTCTTGTTGCTCATCCTCGAAAAACGGAATCGGGGATCTTGAGAATTGACGACATATCCGGCACCGCTGATCTTACCAATGCTGCAGACAATGTATTTTTACTTCACAGAGTGAGCAGTGATTTTAAGAGATGCGCAAAAACATTGTTTCGCTGGCCCGAAGATCACACGTTGTTACAGTGCAGCAATATTTTAGAGGTTGCCAAAAACAGGGATCTGGGAGTGATGGACAAAATGGCCGATCTGTTTTTTGACAGACAAAGCAAACAGATGTCCTGCGACGGTCAGGAGATTCGGTACGCATGGAGGGACTTAATAAATGATTGACGGTCGGTTAAAGGGGACAAAGTGCGCCGGTTGCATGGATGGCCGATATCTGATTCTAAGCGAGATAAGATACACAAACTGCGCCGATTGCAAGGACAGACCCAACAGGGACAAAGACAAATCAAGATTCAAGCCGGATATCGAAAGTGAATGGCTCAAGGAACTGATGGATAAAGACGCTCAAAAAGGAACAGCAGCAGAATATTAAGGAGGATTTTATGAAATTTTACGGAATCGGAACGATCGGAAAAGATATTGAACTCAAGACAACAGCGTCACAGATCCCGTTTTGCTCATTCAACATTGCCTGTACCCGCAAATTTAAGGACGCAAGCGGAGAGAAGCAGACGGATTGGTTTACCTGTACCGCATGGAGAAAGACCGCTGAACTGATCGCACAGTATTTTGCTAAGGGCGACAAAATCATGGTCGAGGGCGATCTGCAGACAAGATCGTACGACAAGGACGGTGGCAAGGTTTACGTCACTGATTTGGTTGTTGAATCGTTTGAGTTTTGCAATGGAAAAGCAAAAGAGCAGTCAGCACCGAGACCCGTCGCGCCAACAGTAGACAATGGAGTCTACCCGGTTATGGATGATGATACGACTCTTCCATTTGACTTGTAGGGGGTAATAAGTATATGAGCGAGGTCACATCAGGACAAATCAAGCAGGCGCTGGCCGACCGGCATTTTCATGATTTTTTCATGGCTGAGGTAAAGAACGGCCCGACACAAACCGGAATGTTATAAGTAGATGCTGTAGCTATAAATAAAAGCTGGGCGCATCAAACAATGACCGGTTATGAAATCAAGATCAGCCGAGGGGATTTTTTGCGGGATTCGAAAATGCACCTATATCTTCAGTACTTCCATGAGTTCTATGTTGTCTGCCCAGCGAAGATGATTGACAAGCGGGAGATACCCGACAGCATGGGCCTTATCTGGTACAACTCTGAAACAAAGCAGCTACAGACTAAAAAGAAAGCTGAATACCGGAAGATGGTACCAGACCCCGATGTCCTCTGGTACATCCTGATGTACCGGATGCAGCCAGACAGATACCCGTTTCACAACGACAAAAAAGAATATATCAACGACTATATCGCAGATACCGCCGAAAAGCACAGCATCGGGCGCATATTTTCTTCAAAATTGGCGCAGACAATAGGCCGATTGCAAACAGAAAATGAACGTTTGTCAAGAAACGGGGATTATCAGCAGATTATAAAAGACATTCAGGCGGTTTTAAGCAAGCACAACATACACGTCTGGAGATCCGACGAAATGGCGGAGCAAATTGATAAGGGCCTCGAACGAAAATGCCCGGTAGAAGTTGAAACCGCTCTTCTGCAGATCGAGGCAGCCCGAAGGACACTTGAACAAATGACAAAGGCCATAAAGGAAGAAGAACCGGAGGCATAAACAGTGATAACAGCATCAGCAATTAAGGTCACCCAAGAGGGAAAAGAATCTATCGTCGTGACCGGAAAACGTCACTGCAACTGTTTTGAGACAATCCATGAAATGGGCATCAGAAGGCCATTTGTAGATGAACAGGGATTTGTGACAGATGAAGGTAAGTTTTTGACCCGACACCAAGCAAAGATATATGCCGAAAGATGCGGACAGGTTAAAGAGGATTCTGGGCGGCACGGAGAATTGTACAGCGAAGATTTGTGGTGATAGGAGGAATAAATCATGGACAAAAATACTGTTCGAGAAATGATTCAAATAATGAGAACCGAAATATCAAACCAGATGATAAGTGCAGTGAAAGAATATGGAGTTGATGCAACTATTGAAGTAAGTGAGACGTATAACGATTTTTTCAACACCTTGACCGATTTGAACGAGGCCAGAGCATGACCGGAACCGAGCACATGAGCATGGCCGACTATCGCAAAGAGGTCGGAATATCTGCAAACAAGCCGGCCGCATCCCCGAAGTACCACAACAAAATAACCATAGTAGATGGAATTAGGTTTGCAAGCATCCTCGAAGCGAACAGGTACGGAGATCTGAAACTGTTACTAGCAGCCGGTCAGATCAAGAGATTCAAGCGACAGCCATCTTTTTTGTTTGAGTGTGGGATCCGATACATGCCGGACTTCATTGTTTGGGGGCTCAACGGGATCCCGTGGGTAGAAGATTCAAAAGGAAAAAAGACAGCAGATTTCATTATGAAGGAAAAACTCTGGAAGGATGAATATCCAGACATGGAGCTGAGAGTTATTGGTTAGGAGGGAAAAGGTATGGCAGATGATTTTAGACGGTGAGGACGCGAAGATGTTGGAGGGGCCGGTATGAGCGGATCATTTATCACAGATGTTAATTTCGAGTGCGAAGAGTGCAAATATGAGCAAAAGTGCCCTTATCAAGATGCAATGTTTGAACTAGATGGGATTCTCGATAAACAGCAACACGAATTAAAACTTCCCGAAGTTGTGAAAATTCGAATGAAAGTGAATTGCACAAAAGCGAAGTATCGCAAGGAGGCAACACAGTGAGCGAAACGGAAAGAACCAAGACAGAAGAAGCCATAATCTGGTTTAAATGTCAAAACAAACTTAGCAAATGTGAAAATGATCCAACGCCGTTGCCGAACCATATTGTAAAGATTATGGAATATCATTCTCTCGCAATATCCGCACTAAAGAAGAACGAAAGGATAAGCGAGTTGTGCAAAAAGGTTTTTCGGGAAACAACAAGTGGTGATTTTGAATTAGGTATAAAAGCAATGACATATGACGTTACGGAAATTTTGGAGGAAGTCGAATGAGCATCGTAAAAGAATACGGGAAATATTCAATAATCTGTGATAGTTGCACAGAAGAAATCGGCGGCATGGAATCCTTTGGAGAAGCACTTGAGAAAATCAAAGAAGAAGAATGGCGCACAGCAAAAGTTGACGGAGAATTTTTGCATTATTGCATAAGTTGTAAGTAGGGAGAAAAGCTGATGAATAATAGTGAACTAATTAAATATTGCGAGGGCAGAATTGCGTATTTGGAAAGTTTTGTAGAGGCGTACACGGGAATAATCAATCCGTTACGGTATGAGGAAAAGACCAAGGCATACAAAGACATTATCCGCGAACTTTCCCGTACCAGAATCCGCGTGACAGCCGAAGAGAAGCCGAAAAAGGAAGATGCAACATTTGATGGATACGAGTGGTACGTCATGGCTCAAGACGTTTTGTATAACTGTTGGGGAGAAACGCCATTCGAGTATGTTGCCAAAAACGAAAAGGAATATCCGCACTGGACATGCGCTCCACAACTACCCGAGGTAACGCCATGACAGACGTAGAAAGCGAAATTCTTGGGAACAGATTCAAGTTTAAAGGAAAATCGGCCGTACATTTCAGAATAACCGGATATGGAGAAGGTCTTGAAAGAGAAATTTATATCTGTCCTGCTTGCGCTTATATTGCTTCGGTAGTTATGACGCGGGTATTTGTCAGAGAAGTCCGGAAAAAACCCTGAAAAACAACTTAAAATTTTATTTGCTGAAACTTGTGAAACGCGACCAAGGGAGGTAACAAATTTTGACTGAATTCGAAGTAAGAAAACTATTCGAGGAGCGCAAGATAGCAATGTCTGTCATACAGGCAGGACGCAGGGTTGTTTGCGAGACGGATGCAGAAATCGTCACCGCTCTATCCCTGCAAGCCGTTACATACGACAGGGACGCTGTACAGACATCAGGAGCGACAGACGGAGGGCTAATTAGTATTATTACTAGAATCCCGGCAGAACGCAGGCAGGGCAGGTATGACAAGACAAAGCTCAATGCCGAGCTTGACGCCCAAGAGTCCGCTGTAGAATGGCTTGACATGCAAACATTCCGATTGCCTAAGCTGCTACAGCAAGTCGTGATACTGGTCTATTACGACGGAAAGACCCAAGAACAAGCCGCATCTGAAATGCCATGCCATAAAAACACGATTCAAAGTTATCTTGATCGGTCAATTTCAATCATTGCTAAAAATAGTTGTGTCCAGTTGTGCGTTGAGTGATGATATCATTAAAATTACAAAGTAACAAAAGTCGGGCGCATCAAAACGCCCGGCTTTTTACATGCCCGGAATTGGTTACCCTCCGACCACGGGCCGCAACGAGGATCCGGAACCTCGGTAAAAACTCCGTGCCGCTTATTCCGACGCTGAGCAATATCGGAATCCCGAAAGGGAAGTATCACAGGCAGACAGATAGATAGAAATGAGGTAGAAAGATGATTATTAAGTACACCACCATTAACGAGCACGCAAAAGATACTCAAGACTGCACATGGCACGTTGTTTCAGGGGTGCAAGAAGTTCAGTACGGTTATTACAGGGACCAAAAAGCAATGACCAAAGAAGATGCGGAAATGCTTTCGTTGAGCAACAAGCGGCCAGATGGATTTATAACTTACTACAAAACACCAATGAACGAAGGTTGCCCTGCAAACGTAATAACCCTTTCAGGGGCGACAGAAGCATTTTTGATGAACGACGAAGGAAAAACAATCGAACGAATCAGATGATTACTGCTGCCTGTGGTAATCTCTTTTATTTTATCAAGAGAGAGGTGAGGTGAGTGCATGAAGAAGCTAAGTCATTATTTGATTCCGGCATGTCGCTTGCCGATATCGCCGCAAAGCTAAATATACCAGCAGGAACAGTTAGAGGCTGGAAATCAAAGGAACGTTGGAACGCTGGAACACTGGAACGTTCCAAGAACAGGGAAGCCGTTCAGTCGGTTATCTCAAATACATCGCTCACAGCCAAGCAGCAATTGTTTTGCTTACATTATGGCAAGTCGTTTAATGCGACGAAGTCATATCAAAAGGCTTACGAGTGCGATTACATTACCGCGTGCACTTGCGGATCCCGACTGTTGGATAATGTCAAGATTCGTGATGAAATCATGAAGATCAAGGAACAGCGCTATTCTCAAGCCATGCTCAAGCCCTCCGACATCTTTCAGAAGTACATGGACATTGCCTTTGCTGACATGACGGACTACATCACATGGATAGCGCGAGATGTCGAGACAGATAACGGAATCGAGACAATCAACAACATGTCTTTTGTTCCCTCTGACCAAATAGACGGCACGATAATCAGTGAGGTCAAGACAGGGAAAAGCGATTCTATTAAACTGGCTGACCGTATGAAAGCCCTTGACTGGCTCACGGAGCATATGAATATGGCAACAGAAGAACAGCAGGCCAAGCTTGGACTTATCCAGGCACAAGCTAAGAAGCTGAATGAGGACGATGATGTAAGCAATAACGATGATGGAGTGGTGATTGTGTTTGGAAGACGAAAAGACGGTCTATCTACTTGAGGAAACAATCGAAAAGTTGGATGATGTTTTTTTCGACACGGAACACACGCATATCATTCTGACATCTGGAAGAGCGGCAACTAAATCATCCTTTGCTTCTATCCGGACAATAGCAAAGATCATATCAGAACAATTGTGTTCTATTGTTGTCATAAGGAAGTTTCACAACAAGATCAGGAAAACAGTTTACACGGAAACACTTCGAGCAATCAATCGGACTCGCATATCAAAAAATCGGTTCAAGATAAGTCTTTCGCCTATGCAGATTTGCTATAAGAAATTACAGAATACAATCTATTTCACCGGTAACGATTCAATTGACGACACAAAAGGCGTAATTGATGAATCCAGACCGATTAAGTACGTAGTGATTGACGAGCTTACAGAGTTCTTTGATTCCGGAGCAGGAGAGGACGAACTACTAAATATAGAGGCGACTTTCAGCAGGGGGAACAACGAAGTATTTCAGATCGTTTATTTGTTTAATCCTCCGAAAAACCCGAATGCGCCTATCATGGCATGGCTTGAAAAGATGAAGTTAAGGCCGGATGTTCTGCACGTTCATCTTGATTATCGGGACGTTCCCAAAGAGTGGCTTGGTAAGAAACTATTAGAATCAGCAGAACTACTCAAAGCGTCAGACATCAAGCTATTTAACTGGCTCTGGCTTGGACTGTGTATCGGCATAGACGAGCTTATTTATTACATGTTCTGCAAGGACCATATCAGCATCCCGCCTCAAGACGAACGGAATAACCCGATATCGCCCGACACTGTAGGAATCGGAATCGATTATGGACAGATGAACGCAACGACATTCGAGGCATTTGGACTGTGGACATCGCTTAAGAGAGTAGGTGGCCTTGGTGAGTATTATCATTCAGGAAGATCAACAGGGCATCAACGCTCGCCGTCTCAGTATGCTAAAGATTTTGTCTCATTCGTGGAACGAATCGAAGCTACATATGATTGTATTGTTCGTTACGCTTTTATTGACCCGTCTGCTAAAGGACTTGCCGAGGAAATAAAGCGAGCAATGCCGAGGATCCTCATAAGGGACGCGCAGAACGGTGTGGCTCTTGGCATATCGCGAGTCCAGAAGTGCCTAACATACAACGTCTTATCTGTCTGGGAGCAGCCGGAACTTACAAAAGAGTTCGGGCTGTATTCGTATGACAAGAAATCAATTGAGCGAGGCACAGAACAGCCAGTCAAAGAGAACGACCATTGCTTAGACGGCACCAGGTATTTTGTTATGGGAATGTGGAAACAAATCAAGAAGTTTCTACCGTATGACGATAAAGAGGAGTGAAGCGAATGTCTTTAATTACATCAATCAAGGCATTCCTACAGGGGGTGAAAGCTATGTTTTCGACCACGGATATTAAGAAGATCGTAGGCGGTGAAGCAGCGATCACATCCACGATGATTACACGGATCGATATATGGCGGAAGATGTACGACGGTAAAGCGGCGTGGATATCTGACAAAGACGGTATCTGTTCGCTTGGTCTTGAGTCATCCATTGCCCGAGAGTTTGCAGATGTCTGTCTCAATGAAATGGAGTCATCCACTGGCAA